ATGGACAAGATGCTGTCAACAAAGTGACTGAAAGGGAAGGCCACCTTACTCCCCCAATGGAAGCTGTTATCAGAGAGGAAGGTTTCGTGGATGGCGTGTATGAAGACACTAAAGGTATAAAAACTTCAGGTGTTGGTCAAACAGGTGGATACATGAATATGTCCTTTAGAGAAGCCTTCTTAGATCACGAAAAATTAGTTAAGGATATTATACCTAATTTTATGATTTTTGATGACGACACACAAGCTCAGTTATTATCACTAGGTTACAGAGGTGATACTAAATCTAAAAAAGGCAAACCTCTTAAATGGGTAAACTTATTTAATCAAGGTGAGTACGCTCTAGCGGCTGCTGAACTATTAGATCATAAAGAATACAAAGATCTAGTGAAAAAGTTTGAAGAAGAGGGTGAAGACAGTGGTATCATCCACCGTTTAGAAGCAGCAGCTACTCAGATAGCAAGTTTACAAGCAGCCCCTCGTGAAGAGGAGGTTGAGGAAGAAACTTTTTCTAATGCTTTCCGCAAAGCCAGCAAAGAAGGTGCTAAAACTTTCGACTGGAATGGTAAATCTTATAGCACTAAACAAGCTTAACAAACTAAAGAGACTATTATGGAACAAATATCTACACATGAAGAAGTAGCCCCTAATGCAGATGCACAAGCGGCACACGAAGCTGAGATGGTAAAGGTTGCTGATGAGTTAGAGGTTAAGAATAACCCTAACGCTGAACAACGTCCTGATTGGTTACCAGAAAAATTTAAGTCTGCCGAACAGATGGCAGAAGCGTATGCGAGCTTAGAATCTAAACTAGGCAGCAACGAGCAAACGCAAGAGACAACTGAAGAAACTACTCCTGAAGTTACTAGAGAAGCTGAGGCTTCCGAAGTAAAACAAGTACTAGATAAAGCAGGTGTTGATTTTAATGCGTTACAAAGTGAATATACTGAACAAGGAGAAGTTAGTGCAGACTCTTACGCTAAGTTAGAGGAAGCAGGTTTCTCAAAAGATTTGGTAGATAGTTATATTAAAGGACAAGAATCTTTAAATGCTAGCTACGAAAAGGCCGTCTACGATACAGCAGGCGGTCAAGAAGCTTACGGAGAACTTATTCAATGGGCAGGTGATAACCTTCAACAAGGTGAGATCACTGCTTTTGATAAAGCCGTAAGTTCAGGAGACGTTGATATGGTCAAGATGGCTGTGTCGGGATTACAAACAAAGTATCAAGCTGCCGAGGGTACAGATCCAACACTACTAAGTGAAGGGCAATCCAGTAACTCTACAGGTGGTGTGTTCAACTCATGGGCAGAAGTAACTGCCGCTATGAACGACACCCGATACGAAAGTGATGTCGCATATCGCCAAAAGATTTCTGCCAAGCTTGGTAGGAGTCAACTGTAACAAGTCTCTTTGGCCACCTTCGGGTGGCTTTTTTAATTCTAAAAGTACAACAACACGCAATACTATTACCTTTGACCCTCCGAGGAGGATAATCTCAGAGAACGCATGAGTGTTAAGTGACTGAGTAGAATCTTAATCATTTAAACATTTAACTAAAAGGTAAAACATTATGCCAAATCATTACAGTGCACCCTCACGCTTAGGTGCTAACGCTGGTACTACTGATACTAGCACCAAGGAACTCTTTTTAAAGACGTTCACTGGTGAAGTATTAACCGCATTTAACACTAACAACATCGCAATGCCATTACACCGTGTACGTACAATCTCTCAAGGTTCTAGTGCACAGTTCCCATTAACAGGTATTGCTACTACTGCAACTCTACAAGCTGGTAACGAAGTAGTTCCTGCTGCTATCGCTCACAGTGAGAAAGTTGTAAACATCAATGATCTTTTAACTTCTTCTGTTTTCATTGCGAAAATTGATGAAGCGATGAATCACTATGATGTTCGCTCTATCTACTCTTCTGAAATTGGTACTGCTCTAGCTAAAGCTGCTGATGTTGCTATCTTTGAAAAGATTGCCGCTGCAACTGACGACACTGATGAGTACGCTGTAGGCACTGGTGCTGATGTTGGTGCAAACGCTGACGTTGAGTTTGCAGGTTCTGGTGGTTCACAAACTGGTTCACAAGTAGCTGATGGTATCTTTGCAGCTTTAGAAGCTCTTGATACTAAGAATGTTACTGGTGAGAAATCAGTAGTATTAGATGCTGATACTTACTACCGCTTGTTTACTGGTTCGGTTTCTAACCTTGCTGGTGTGATGAGTTCAGACTTCGGTTCTGGTGGTAACTTAAACACTGGTACTGTTCCACAAATTGGCGGCGCTAAAGTATACATGTCTAACAACCTGCCTACAGGTTCTAAAGGCTTAGTATTTACTAAAGACGCTGCTGCAACAGTTAAGTTATTAGACTTAGGTGTTGAATCAGAGTACCAAGTTTCACGACAAGGTACGCTAATGGTAGCTCGCTACGCAATGGGTCACGACTCATTACGTCCTGAGTGTGCTGTTAAATTGATTACTGCATCTTAATTGTGATTGAGAGCACCCCTTCGGGGGTGTTTCTCTCTTTATTTTTTCATTGAGGTAAACATGACAACTCCTACAACAAAACTGGAAGCAGTAAATTCCATGCTGTCTACTATTGGTGAATCACCAGTGAACAGTTTAACATCTGGCTTAGTAGATGCCGAGACTGCTGAGACAATTCTCAATGAAGTGTCAAGAAGCGTCCAAGCTCACGGCTGGAACTTTAACTCGGAACCAGATTATACTGTTGCTGCTGACACTGGCGGTAATGTTGTACTTCCTACAGAAATTCTTAGAGCTGATTTAGCTAACTCTGTAACAAAGTACAGAAGCACTAAGCAAGAATACGTACAACGTGGCAACAAGATGTACGATAAGATTAAACATAGTTTTAACATAGGCACCCCTCTCAAGCTTGATGTGGTTGTCCTACTAGATTTTGAAGTATGTCCTGAAGTAGCAAGACGCTACGTTACTGTTAAAGCTGCCCGCATCTTTCAAGAGCGAGTAGTTGGTAGTGATTCACTATCAGCAATGAACAGGAATGATGAACAGGAAGCCTTATTCGCCCTCCGAGAGATGGAAGGGGATAATGGTGATTATAATATATTTGATGATTATGGCACTACTCGTGTGCTTGATCGTTCCATTGGAACAAAGGTGATTTAACATGACGTTAGTTTCTAAAAATATCCCTAACCTCATTAACGGGGTTTCTCAACAACCGCCCGCTTTGCGTTTAGCAAGCCAAGCAGAAGCACAGGAAAACGGTTTCTCTGACATTGTTGATGGATTGAAGAAACGTCCGCCTACACAGTTAAAGAATAAGTTAAAGAAAACATCTCCAACAGGCGCTGCTTTCCTTAGTGTTGCTGAGATAAACAGATCCCATTTTCATACCTATAAGAGAAGCACGTTTGAGCAGTACACAGTTGTAACTGACCCTGTAGCTCCTAAGATGTACGTCTATGATATTGATGGCAGTCTTAGATACGAGTCTGGTGTAGCAAGTTGGGATGCGACTGGTACGCAAATAACAGCTAACAGTGATAACACAGCCCTAGCTGCTTACTTAGGTAGTGATGCTATTGACAGCACACAAGTAACTGCAACCTCTGTTGCGGATTACACGTTCTTTGTAAATAAAGATAAAGTAGTTGCAAAGGATACTTCCACTCCCTCGAATGTAAGACCGTATGAAGCTCTCTTTTATATGAAGATAATGAACTACGGGAAAGTTTACCGATGGTGGGTGCTAAGAGACCACACTGCTACTAATGATATTGGGTTTGCTATATATGGGCAAGGTGAAACACGAGATGGTACAGGTACTGATGCCAACCAAGAAGTACAGGGTTTAAGAACAGGCAGCTACTTTGATATTACAGCAGATAATGCGGGGGTGAATGATAGCGTACTTGCTAACAAAAGATGGATAGATGCTCAAACTGCCAATAATCCCGAATCACTAGCTGGAGAAGGCCTAACGAACAATAGAGATTCAGGTGACCCCTTTGTTGTTATAGAAACAACAGGCGCTAATGATGCCGATTTTAAAATTAAAGTAGAAGATGATAATGGCGGTAATGATTTATTTGGGTTTAAAGATAAGTGTAAAAACTTTATATCTCTTCCTGAATACTGTGTTGAAGGATTTACTATCCAAGTTAATGGAGATAACCAGAAGAAAGAGGATGATTTTTACGTTACGTATGAAGGCGCAAATACAGCAGGTACATGGAAAGAATGTGCAGCTCCTTCACGTCCTAACATTCCCGTCTACCATAAGTTTGACACTACAACAATGCCCCACACGTTATCACAGAATGCTGACCTAAGTTTTACTTTTGGTACAAGCACATGGGATGAAAGAAAGTGCGGCGATGATGATACTAACCCGTTCCCAAGTTTTGTTGGTAGTAAAATTAATAGCGTGTTCTTCCACCGTAACCGTTTAGGTTTCCTAGTAGATGAGAATGTTATCTTTAGTGAAGCCAGTAGTTACTTTAACTTCTTCCGAGTAACGGTAAGAAGCTTACTTGATACAGCTCCTATTGATTTAGCGGTTAGCCAGAATGAGGTATCTATACTTAAAGCTGCTGTACCAGCTCAAGATGATTTAATACTCTTCTCCGATTTAACACAGTTCACTCTATCTGCTGACTCGCTCTTAACACCCTCAGAGGTTATTGTAGATCAATCAACAAAGTATGAGTGTGATTTAACATCGACTCCCGTTGGTGCAGGGACAAGTGTATTCTTTACTACTAAAAGTGGTGACTACTCAGGTGTCCGAGAGTTCTTTACTAAAGATGAGACTGAGAACAAAGATGCTCCCTCCATTACATCACACGTTCCTGAGTATTTAAATGGTACAGTAAGACAAATGATAGCTTCTTCTAATGAAGACATGCTCGTTTGTTTGACTGAGACTAATAAGAAAGAATGTTATGTGTACAAATGGTACAACTCTAGTGAAGAACGTATTCAAAGTTCTTGGTCTAAATGGATCTTCTCAAAAGATATTGCACATACGTTCTTCAATAACGCTATGTTAACTATTATCTTTAGCGATGGTAGTTTTGAAGAGATGTCTTTATCTAATTCGCAAAGCACCACCTCTTATTTAGAAAGCTCCTCAATTACTATAACAGGCAGTACAGGTGCATTCTCTGACGGTATGTACGGCTATGTTAATGTTGCTAAAGGGTATAACTCAAACTTAAATTATGGTTCGTCTGACAGTGCTAACGTAGAACAAGCCTATACAAAAGTATCTACCTTTAATGGCAGCCTTACAAACCGTATAGTACATGTAAGGGCTTTGAAAACACTTTTTGCAGGTATAGGGCTTTATACTAGCGCTGCTTTACCAGTGTCTATAAAAATAACAAATACTACCACTGGCTATGCTTTTACAAAACCAGTAGTTGCTGATTTGTATCAAAGCTCTAGCCATTTCAATGCCACACATAATGTAGCTAACGACTTTGTAGATTTTACAGTAGATGTTAACCACGAAGTCAACACATCGCTTTTTACAGGTACTTTCTCAGTAGAGTTTGTATACGCAGATGCTGTAGTAAGTGTAGATAGTGGCACACAAGTTATTCACTTAGACCATCGTAAAGTTTTATCAGGTTTGCCTAACTTAGCAGCGTTACAAGCTGTATATGACCCTACCGTTAATTCTCAGTACGTGGATCATAAAGGAAATCTGGTTGCTTCTGGTTCTCCTGCTGATGGAAGTGCATTATACACGTATTTATCAGGAACGCATACAACTACCGAAGGAACACAGGCTAACTATGTTCATGCTGGGGAAGCTTATAATTTTAAATATAAATTCTCCGAGCAAGTATTTAAAGCAGGTGATAACGATCCTACACGTTTAGCTCGTTACCAATTAAGAAGTATGAGCTTAAACTACAATGACACAGGTAGCTTTGATGTAACAGTAGCCTCAACAGGTAGAACAGAGAAAGTGACTGGCTTTACTGGTCGTATCTTAGCGCAAGCTGATAACATCTTGGGTTACTCCCCTGTAGTTGAAGATGGTACACTTAAAGTTGGTATACAGTCTCAAGC